CCATATCCAAACATTCCAGCTATCTGTACGCCACGCCTTATGCCACTTGCAAAAGAACCAGCAGTTGTGTCATCACTTAATTCAATCCATTCTTTTGGATATACAGTATCACCTAATGGAAACAACTCATAATCAGTTGATGCCCATGTTTTATCTGTTGACCTGTCACTTTTAAGTGTTGTCAGGGTAGTTATGGATAGTAAGTCAGTGTTTAATAATAATCTGCTACCCTTCCCCCTGAATTGTCTTGTTTCTGATGTAATATAAAAATATCTTCTGCAAAAAGCATCAATTGACCTTGATGCCATTTCAAGTGATTGTAACAATTCAGTATCATTACCTGTTCCTGTAATATCCATCATTGTTTTTAGTGTGGCAAGATTGCCATAACTATTGCCATCTAATCTCATACCTTGTCACTCCTGTAATCCCCAATGGGACAATTTAATATACCATCTCTTTCATCTAGTGGTGCTTGTCCACAATTAGGACAAGCAACCACTTTTTTTTCTTCGTCTTGTTGCAAAAACTCTCTGTTTTCTTTTAATGTTGCCAACAATTCATTCCAAGCCATTTACATAGCCCTTACATAAACTGTAACAATACAACCTTTTGCATTACCTAAATTAGAAACAACTAAGTCATAACTTCCTTCTTCAATGAATACTGGAAAGTATGTGCTTAATGCTGGAACTACATAAGTATGTGTACTGTTTGAAAGGTTTGCCCCTGTACCAGTTAGTATATCAACTGAATTACTATCATTCATTACAACATCATAGTTGTCACTTGGTGTTGTACCACCTGGTGAATAATGTACTGATACTATTTCACCTTGTACCATTGGAATAGCATCAACGTTAACATCACCACTTGCATCACTTGTGCAAGTCATTTGATATTTATGAACGCTATTTTTTTTAGTTGTTACTGTTGTAATACTACCAGCCATTAATTACCTTCCTTTGCTTCAGTTTTTTTAGGTCTGCCACGCTTTTTAGGTCCAGGACTAGAAGTTGCTTTTGCTTTCTTAGTTCTGTTAGAACCAAAATTGCCTTCAATCTTTGTACCAGCCCTGTTACTTCCAAATTTACCTTCAAATTTAGCCATAATTATCTACCCATTTGAATTGCACGAATCCAATCAATAGTGCAAGTATTGGCAGTGCCTTCACCTGTTAGGAAATGCACTGAAACTCTCATTTCTGTTGAAGGTATGTTTGCACTACTTGTTGCAACAGATGAACCATCAACAAAAAATTCTACATTAGAACCATTGTAATAAAATTCAAGTTCTATATCAGTTGCATCAACCAGTGTACCAACTGAATCAGATTGTGTTTCTGTACTTCCTGATTCTGTCACTGCTGACAAACTTGCTGAACCATCTACACTTTCAAAGTAAATAGCATTAGCCACACCACCTAAAAGTGTTGTGTCTGTTACTGCAAGACCAACAAACAAATCTGTTTGGTCTACGTCATTGATTTGTAGTTTTGTGCCAAAATACAATTCATTTCCATCTGTCTTAAATGACTCACCATTTAATTGGAAATTACCACCATCATCTTCATTTCCAGCAGTAGTGATTATAACTGCACCACCACTTTTGTCTGTAGATGCAATTGTAGTATTACCACTACCAGCTTCAACCATTGTTGATGTCCATGCTACAGGGTCACCTGTTGTGTCATCTACTGGAAAGCTAGTGAAGTCATCAATGTATTTAACAACTCCTTCACCTGTTGCATCTAAAATTCTTTTTTGGTGCGTTGACCAGTAAGCCAGGTTACCACTTATTCTTCTACTTCTTAAATTTGGCATACGTTACTCCTTTATGTTTGTAACGCAGTTTTTAACTGCGTATGCCTTTTTAAATTTGTTTTACTTTTTCAGCCTTCTTAATTTGTTTGTGCTTCATAGGGAAGGGAATAGACTTGTTAGAAGGCTTAGATAACTTGTTATGAATCAACTTTATCTTTTTCTTTTTTTTATCCATTCCCAATACCTATGAAAAAACATCAATTAAGGTGTTACATAAACCTTTGAACCAGTTGATGCGTCACCATTTTTCTCTTTTACTTTATGCTTTGCGTCATGTCTGATAAGCATTCCAAATACATTGTCTGTACCTGAGTTGCCACCTTCAGCAGTTGTTAAAGCAATGTGGGTAAACCCATTGTCTGTGTCCAAATCTTCTGCTCTGATGTCTATAATTACATAGTCACCATCTGCGTCAATAGGATTATCTGTGTCATAATTCCCACCTGAAGCAGAAGTTGTTAAGTCTTTTGCACTTGTTCCTGATGAATCAGTTGCTTGTTTAATTCCACAAGTATCTAAGTCATCACTTGAATCCCAAGTACCAAGTTCAACATAAGCAGTTGCTCTGTTAAACCCTTCCATTGAAACGTATGATGTAGTAGCAGATGTGCCACCTATATCAGCTTGTTCTAATGGTGTAAACGCCATATCTTCTGAACCTTTTCCCATAATAAATACTCCTTATTTATTAATTATTGTTTATAAATTTAACTTCTTGTTGCTAGTGCTACGATTGGGGACATAGTGTTGCTACCATTTTCAGGTGTAATAGCTGAATCAAGTAACATACCACCATCAATTCTTTCTGTAAATCTCCAAACAGTTTCGCCATTTGCAAATCTGTAATGTGGACTAGAAGCAATTGTGATGCCTTGTCTATCACCAATGTAGTAATAAGATAAGTCAGCGTAGTATATATCACCAACTGTACCTAATGTCTTTGCGTGTTCTGTTAATAACAGTGGTCTGCCAAATATAGTCATTGGAACACCATCTGATGCGTTATTAACAAAGATTGCACTACCACCAGTACCAACGTTTAATGCCATTTGCATTAATTGTGGCATCACATCAGGGTGTGCTATCCATACTGCGTTGTTGTGTGAATCAGGCAACATTCTTGAATACATTTTAATTATGTTTTCATAAACAATTGTTGTTGCAGATTGTCCTGTTTCCTTTGCTACTGAAATCAGTGCATCAGAATTAAGAATACCTTCAGGGTCACCAGCACCACCACCACTTATGAATGACTTCTCTTCAAAATGTCTGATAGCATTACCAAACAAATTAATCAAAAGTGACTCAAGTGCAATAGCTGAATCCTGAACTAACTCATCACTTGCTTGTGTGTAACCAGTTAACTTTTTAGCAGTTAGCTGGAATTGTGCAAAGTCAGGTTCTGAAGCAGTATGACTACCAGCTTCTTCAACCCAGTAACCTTTAACACCACCATACACATTAGATGCGTGTGATGTATCTTTAATTCTAGGAATTTTTACTGTATTTGAAGCCATAGGTATTACAGTTGCTCTTGGTCTTACCACTGCTTCTTCTAAAGCAACACTTAATAGTTCTGCTCTGAATTCTTCAGGTACAAGGAAGCCACCAGCTTCACCTGAACCTTCATTTAATGCTTTCAATCTAAGGTCATCAGATTGTCCTGATGATTTGTCATAGATTGCTTTTGCAAACTCACCAAAAGATTTGAATTTACCATTGCCTTCTTTAGCTTTGGTTTCTTCTCCACTCATTGGAAGTCTTTGAGAAGGCACGTTGGATTTAATAACATCTTCAACAACTGCTTTAGTGTTGTTTTCAATTTCATGTTTCAATTCATTGAAATCCTTCTCTGACATAGTTGACTTTATTTCATCTTCTGCCATTTTATTTCTCCTTATTTTTATTGTTTTTAATTTTAATTTTATTTAAACCAGCGTTGACACCTTCCCTAATAGCATCAGCAACAGTGTAAATTTTTTCTGTTTGCTTTGCTCTTAGTTTATTAATACTATCAACTGCTTTCATTAAATTCTCTTTTTCTTCTTTTGTAAAAGTTACTGCATTAACACTTCTGTTTTCTTCACCATACCCATCAGGATTTTCTTCTTCTCCTTCTTCATCATCTCCTTCTTCTTCAGATGGATTCATAATTTCATCATATTCTTCATGTGTAGAACATGGCATATAAATTGTGTTTCCATCTTCGTCCATACTGTGAGTACCTTCACAACCAATTTCTTCAGCTCTTTCCATTGCTTCTTCTTCAGTTGTGAATTGGTCAGTTTCAGGAAGTGGTGCTTTAGCTTCATCTTCTTGCACTTCTGCTTCAGGATATAATTCTTTTGCAATCTCGTCTGCAACTGGATTTAACCCTTTGCTTCGCATTGTTACCAATGAATCTCTATTGCTTGGAATTGTAACTTGTGAAATTTCAAGAAGTTCAACGTCTGTATAAGTACGTTTTGCATTATCTTCACCATTGCCTTCCTGGTAGTCATAAGCCATGAATCCAACTGAATATGCAGATTTACCTTGTTTTGCTAACTCATATCCCCAATCAGCTTCAGCATTGCCTTTGTCAATGTAGTATTTAGCCACACCTTCAAGACCCTTGTCTGTTACTTCTAGTGATACCCATTCACCTAACTGTTTAGTTAAGTCATTATAGTCATGTGATGAAATTAGCACTGGGTGTTTCATAAAATCATCTATGGTTTTACGCCAGGCTGATGAAAGTATTACTTCCCCATCTCTGTCCACTGCTTCAGTTGACACAATAGCTTTGATATAACCATCTTGGTCATCAACTGCTTTTGTTTCTGCTCTGTAACTTTTGAAAATCTTTTTTACTTCATTTTCAGAAGCCATGTGTACTCCTTATTTGTTAAAGTTTTAGACCTTTTTTACACAAAAAAAGACCCTTATACAAGCTGGTCACTTATAAAAAACGATCTCTTAGGATTCACATTATTGGCATTGGTGTCATGCACTCTAGCCATATTTAATTTGTAAAAATTATAAACTATTTATTTTGTAGTTGTCAAACTTTTATCATTAAATTTAATTTCTTTTTTACATCTACTGCAATATAAACTAACAGTTCCAAGTAGTTTTTTAGCAAGTAATTTATCACAATCATGACATCTTGCTTCCTGTAGTGGATATTGATAATCAGATTCTTTTGTTTCTATATTTTCTGATTGTCCATCACCAAGTTGATTAACATAATATGTATGTGGGTCATTAATTTGAACACCAGCATCAACAAATTCTTGAAGCATATCAACATCAATTTCTTCTAGCATAGTGCATCTGCAATTAACATTGTTTGCTGGGTCACCACCTAAAGCTGGTGCATCTAACAATTCGCCACCTACGTTAAATGGTTCTTGCACTGGAACTCTTTGCCCATCAGCAAATGAATGGTCATCTCTAGTTTCATTATCTTGCGTTGTCAACCACACTTTGTTTGTTACCACTTCAGATTGTTTAGATGATTCAAGCACTGCATGGTTTAAAGCTGAAGCAGTTTCAGTTCTTGCTACTTTTGTGGCATAAGATTTGTTAAATGGATAAACTGCATCATCTCCAAATGATTGGTTTATTTGCGTTGCCAGTCCATCAACACCAACACCTTCTATATCTCTTGATGCAATTATCAAATCCCTGACTTCTTTTGCTTGTGTCCCAATAAGAAGTTTAGATTTAGACAACGCATTTTGTCTAATAAAATTAACAACTGCATCTGATTCAGAATCAAAGTCATAACTGTATGGTGTTGTTTGTTTAACTGACCTGGTAAGTAATCTGTTTGCCCTTCTCATTATTTCTTCTTGTGTATCTTTACCAGCTTTGGCAATAGACTTTTTGTAGAAAGCAGTCAATGATTCTTCCATTACTTCAAGCCACTTCATTTCATTAAACGGATTTTTCTTAGGGTCATCTTTTAAATTAGCAACAATTTCTTTCTTTTGCTTGGCATATATTTTTTCAAATTCATTTTCAAGTTGATTTTGAAAGTTATCATACTTATCAAGAAATGACTTTGCCCTGTAGCTTTTGTATTCTGTTGTAAAGTCATTCATTTCTTTTAACGCTTTCTGTCTTGTAACTGCTTCAGGTACAGATGCTAGTGGCATCATAAAGACATCACCATTTCTAACTGATTCAAGTCCAACCAGTGTTCTTGCTTCATTCCTGGTAATGTAACCTGATTTAAAACCTGTATCTGCCACTGATAAATTACGCTGGACATCTTCAGGCACTGGTGAGTCATAATCAAAATATAAATTTTCACCAAACATAGGAATAAACTGTTCATTTAGTTTTGCCCTTATCCTGTGCAATCTTGGTTTTAATACCCATCTTGCAAATGTGTATTCACTTGCTTCAGCGTTTGCCCTGTTTACAGATTCACTTATTCCAAGTATATGCAGTGGCATACCATAAGCACCAAGAATGACATCACGATTCATTAACCTTAAATCTTTAAACTGCATATCCCTTTGGTTTACAGTTTTGCCTTGCCAGGTAGCACCACCTTCAAGTATTGCCACCTTATGACTTCTTGAAACCCCTTGATGTTGTTCATTCCATTGATATCTCAAGCGTTCATATTGTGAATCAGTAAGTGTGCCTTCAAAGTTTATAACACCTGAAGGTTCAGCACTGTTTTGAAAGAATGATTTGTTATATTGACTACTAAATTTTTCAGCTTCAATATCTGACATGATAGAAGCAATGGGTGACTGACCCCTGTAAGGATTATTAGGATTAGGAAGTTTAATGTGTATAACTTCATCTGTTTCTAATGGAATCTTCTCATGTCCATTTACATATACATATCCAGCAATATAATCTTTTGAATGTGGCACAACTTTTATTTTACTTGGATTTATTGCCCACAATTCTGCTGGACGTCCAATCCTATCTTTTATAACAAGCCAAAACGCTTCACCAACCAGGTCAACATATGTCTGTGTCTGTTCCATCATTTCAAGTCCTGTAGTATATTCATTAACAAAATCAAATAATTTTAATACTGGGTGATTTATAATTTCTTCTTTCTCTTTATTAGTTTCATTTACTTGGTATAATCTCCAATTAGTTTCTGCAACTGCACTAGATATTCTTGATACACAAGCAAACACCCACCCTACCTGACCATAAGCAGATATGTAATCACTAGGTGTAACGTTTGATAACGTGCCACCTATTGTGTAATTTTGAAACATTGAATTGTCTAAGCTAGGTGCTTTTTCTTCTGTTTTTATAAATGGATTTATTTTGTTATACCATGCCATATCTTACTCCTTATAGCCAACGTATTGATGGATTTCCTGAACCACTTAGTTCAGATAACGCCCAAACAAGTGCATCAAGTCTGTCAGGACTTGGGTCACCTGAATTTGCTTCCCAATTGCAAAGTTGGTTTTCTAATCTTTCAAGATTACCAACATGATGTACCTTGCCTTGTTCATAAAGTGATGCAATTGGTTCTGCTCTTGTACGTTTTCCACGTGAAGCGTGAACAGATTTGTATGGTACATTTTCTGATTGTGTACGCAGTGTATGTTCAACAAGTTGTCCCCCATTGTTGACTTCTGCAATTATTTTGTCACATTGATATTGATTGAATAGCATTATTGCTTTTTCACTCCAAGCTGATGGTGTGTATCTTGCACTGGAATCATTAAGGACATAAAACTTACCTTCACTATCTTTACCAGCTACAATAATGCCTGTTTCATCACTTGTTTTTTTAGATGTCACTGCTGGGTCAATTGCCACAACAACTCTTTCTAAATCTCCAGGACCAACTTCCAATCTCCCTTCATCAAGCCATTCACGTTTCCACATAGCGTTGTCTGATTCTTCTAGTATTTCTGCATATATTTCTTGCATACCTAGTCTTGTATTTTTGTATTTAGATAATATTGAATCAAAAAATTGTTGGTTTAAATTCTCCCTGTTGTCATAACTTGTACCTTTTGTAAGTACAGTTGTTTTTGCATCTCTTAAATTTATAAGTAA